CGACTAACGGAGGCTGATTGAGCGATAAACGTCTAACCGAGTGGGCCACGCCGCGGCAAATCGAGTTTATCGAAGCCATCGAGAAATGCGGCTCCGAACGCAAAGCGGCTGCTGCGCTCGGCATCAGTCGCGGCACCATCAGCAATTCAATGCTCGCGCTGAAGAAGCGCGCGGCACGGTCGGGATACTCGCCAGAACACGCGATGACTCGCACGGTTCCCGACGGGTATCTCGTCAAGGGCGTCTCGACCTATTACGACAGCGACGGCGTGCCGCGCGGTCAGTGGGTCAAAAGCGCAGTCGACAACGAGCGCCAGGCGGCGATTATCCGCGAGGCGTTCGAGGCGATGGCGCAAGAGTTGCCGCGGCTGAAGCCTGCGACCGCGCCCGCCGAGACGAAAGCCGAACTGTGCAACGTCTACACGCTCACCGACTGTCATCTCGGCGCGCTTGCCTGGCATCGTGAGGGCGGCGCCGACTGGGACGTGAAAATCGCCGAGCGCATGCTCCTCGCCGCGTTCGAACAGATGGTGAACTCCGCGCCGGCCGCACAAACGGGATTGATCGCGCAGCTCGGCGACTTCCTGCACAGCGACGGCATGTTGCCAGTCACGCCGACGAATGGGCACATTCTCGACCAGGACGGGCGATTCTCGAAGATCGTCGGCGCGGCGCTGCGCGTGCTGCGTCGCATCGTCGACTTCGCGCTAGAGAAGCACGAGCGCGTCGTCGTGCTCATGGCGGAAGGCAATCACGACCTCGCATCGAGCATATGGCTCAGGGCGCTTTTCAAGGCGCTGTATGAGAACGAGCCGCGCGTGACCGTGATCGAGTCGGAGTTGCCGTATTACGTGCATCAGCACGGCGAAACGCTCATCGCCTTCCATCATGGACACATGAAGAAGAACGACGCGCTGCCGATCTTTTTCGCGGCTCAGTTCCCGAAGGTCTGGGGCGCGACGACGAAACGCTATGCGCACACCGGGCATCGGCATCACGTCGAAGAGAAAGAGCACAGCGGCATGACAGTCATCCAACACCCGACGATCGCAGCGCGTGATGCGTATGCGGCGCGCGGCGGATGGCTGTCAGAGCGCGCGGCTGTCGCAATCACCTATCACGCACGATTCGGGCAAGTGGCGCGCACCATCGTCACGCCCGATATGTTTGAGTAGTCCGCGCAGATGCGCAAAACCGAACCGGCTCGCTAGATGCGGGCTTTTTTCATTTTTAGGGCGGGCAGATGCCCGGACACCATCACATGCGAATCTCGTCACTCCTTTCCTTCCTGCTTGGCTTCTCCGCAACGTTCCGCCTCGGCGCTGACGGTGACGACGCTGGCGGCAACGCGCCCGCAGCGCCGGCCGCGCCTGCGCGCGAATCGTTCTCCCGCGAATACGTGAGCGAACTGCGCGACGAGGCGAAATCCTACCGCCTGAAGGCGGCAGAGAAAGACACCGCGCTTGCCGCCGCGCAAGCACGTATCGCCGAAATCGAAGCCGGCACGAAAGAAGCGCTCACGAAGGCCGAACAAGCCGCGAACGATCGCGTGCTGCGCGCCGAACTGAAAGCCGTCGCAGCAAAGCACGGCGTCGTCGACGTGAACGACGCGCTGAAGGTGCTCGACCTCGCCGGCGTGAAGCTCGACGCGGACGGCAACCTGACCGGAGCCGATGAACTGTTCGAAGCCGCGAAGAAGGCAAAGCCCTATCTCTTCGGCACAACGAGCACATCGAGCACGCAAAAGCCGCCGCCCGCCGGCGACCCGAAGCCGGTCGACGTTCGCAAGTCCGATCCGAAGGATTACGAGGCAGCAAAAGCCGCTTTCCTGAAGGCAGCGCGCTAACCCGCCCGACACAGAGCAGCACCCACACCTAAACCGAAGCCCGCCACTGCGCGGGCTTTTTGCTTTTAAGGAACGCATCACATGCCGATTAGCAATTTCCCCGCCGCGCTCCAACCGGCAATCCAACAAGGTTTCCTGGCGCGCGAGTTCCAAAGCGGCCTGGAATCGCAAATCACGTATCGCGCCGTCGCTGACCGCGAGAAGTTCGCGAACGCGGTCGGTGAAACGGTCACCAAGACCCGCCGCGGCCTGAAGGCGCCGGTTACGGCTCCGCTGAACCCGTCCGGCAACACGAATCTCGACAACGGCCTCACGCCGTCGGGCTGGACGATCGAGCAGTACACGCTCGGTATCGATATGTACGGTGACACCATGGATTTGAATATGGTGACGACCCGCGTCGGTATCGCGTCGCAATTCCTGCAAAACGCGTATGTGAACGGCGTGCAAGCGCTGCAATCGCTCGACCGCATCGCACGTAACAAACTGTTCGGCGCGTATCTGTCGGGCAACACCCGCGTTCGCACCACGCTCGGCGCTCCCGCTGCGACCGTCGCCGTCGATGACGTGCGCGGCTTCCAGTACGTGACCGTCAATGGCGTGATGGCTCCGGTTTCCGGCTCCAACCCGCTGAGCGTCGTGTTCGCGAACGGCAATTCGTACTCGCTGACCGGCGTCGCTGTCGACGGCACGAACGTGTCGACCGCACCGCAAGGCGTCTCCGGCACGCTCACGTTCGCATCGAACGTATCCGTCGCCGACGGCACGGCCGGCAACTCGGTCGTCGCAGTGAACGCCGCTTCGGTGCTGCGTCCGAACAGCAAGCTCGCAACGTCCGCGCTCGCCGCAAGCGACCTGCTGACGATGCAAGACATGCTCGCGGGCGTGACGGTGCTGCGTAACAACCGCGTGCCGACCATCGGCGGGCTGTACAACTTCTACGCTGACAACTCGCAGTTGAAGGGTCTGTTCAAAGACCCGGATTTCAAGCTGCTGTATCAGGGTCAGTATGGTTCGTCCGAGTTCAAGGATGGTCAGGTCATCGAACTCATGGGCCTGCGCATCATCCCGACGACCGAAGCGCCGCAGCAAGCGCTCGGCGGCGTCAACGTTCACCGCGGCATCATGTGCGGGCAAGGCGCGCTCATCGAAGGCGACTTCGAAGCGATCACGCAGAACGAAATCGGCCAGGACAACGCGCTGATCGAGATGATCGACGGTATCGCGATGGTCACGCGCGAACCGCTCGACCGCTTGCAACAGATCATCGCCCAATCCTGGTACTGGATTGGCGGGTTTGCTGTTCCGACCGACGTCACCGCGAACCAGAACATCATCCCGACGGCGACGAACAGCGTCTACAAGCGCGCTGTCGTGATCGAATCGGCCTAATCGGTCATGGGGCGCTTCGGCGCCCCTCTTCACGAGGAAATCATGAGTGACGCAACCGCGCCAGACGGCGCACAGGCGCCTCTCGCGACCTCGGATGCACCGATAGACGCACCGAAGGTCACGAAGCCCGCCAGGGCCGCAAAGAATGCGCACGCGCTACCGGAATCGGTGACTATCGCGGCGCATTACCAGTTTTACGACGAAGCAGGCGACCCGCAAGCGTGGCTCCCTGGCGAAGTCGTGACGGCGAAAGCCGAAATCAAACTGCTGATCGAGCGCGGCGCGCGCTTGCTCGGCATCAATGGAGAGCAAGGCTGATGCTCACCGACGCACAACGGGTCGACGTTCGACGCTTCTGCGGGTATCCGCTCTACGGCGGGCAACCCGTTCAGGCGTTCGGGTATCGATTCTTCCAGCAATACGGCACGCTTGAATTTCGCATGACGAACATGCAAGACGCCGAAGAGGCGGTGGTCGTCAACTACCTGACGCAACTCACCGCGCTCGAAACGGCGATCTACGGCACGAGTGACAACCTCGACACCGACGTTGCCGCGGTATGGACGCACAACAAAAACGAGCAGCGCGACCGTGAAGCGCTGTTTGACTCGACGCGCCGGCGCTTGTGCGCGTTCTTCGGCATTCCGCCCGGCCCGGCGTTCGATGTCTCAGGTAGCGGCGGCTCTATCGCATTGGTGGTCTGATGAACGGGGCCAAAGCGCAAGAGCAGGTCTACAAGGGGTATGCACAGGTCGCGAAACGCATCGGCAACGCCTTCACCCTCTACCGGCCGACGTCTTCCGATATGACGATCGCGCAGATTGTCGCGGTCAACTTTCTCGCAAGCCTGAACGCCGAAGACATGACCTATCGGCGCCCGAACAAATACGGCAAGCCGACATGGTTCGCCGTGATGGACGGTCGCGTTACGCAGGTCGGCGATTACCTCATCGGCGACACCGGGAAATTCTTCGTCGCCGCTCAACAACCGCTTTTGCCGATTCTCGTCGTCGAGTGCAATCGCACGATCAACATCACGCGCCCGCAAGTGCAGACGCAATTCGGCGCGGTGACGGACTACGAAGGCACGACGGCGGCGAATGAAACGCCGCTGATGACCGGATGGCCCGCGAGCGTGCTGCAAGGCACGAAGGGCGAGAAAGGCGGTGTCGCGCTGCCAGGTGATGTGCGTGACGCGTGGTGGGCGATCCTGCTTCCGTTCGTGCCGGGCGTCGTGCTGCGATCGGGCGACCTGATCAGTGACGACCTTTCGCGCCGCTACATCATTTCGAGCGCGGAACTGACCGACCTCGGCTGGCGGCTCACCGCGCAACAGGGGCAGACATGAGCGACGTTTCCGATGTGCAAAACGTGCTCGTCGGCCTAATCGCCGGCTGGCTCTATCCGAGCGGCACGAATCAACCTTCGGCGGTCGGCTTCAATGTCCGCGTAGGCGCAGGATGGCCGACGCAAGCAAGCCTCGATTCCGATCTCGCGCAAGGCGTAGCGCAGGTTTCGGTCTACGCGACCGCGATCGAGCGCAAGACGACGCGCTATATGCAGGGCTGGCAACCGCGCGACTCGTTCGCGCCGACGATCACGCTCGCGAAGGCGGGCAGTGTCGTCACGGTCGGCGGCGCACTGCCCTCGCCATTCTCCGCGCAAAACCTCGCGGTGTTCGTCGGCAATTCGCCCTACTCCTACTCGGTGCAGCCGACCGACACGCTCGCGAGCATCGCCGCCGCGCTCGCCGCGGTCATTGCGCAGGACTATCCCGGCACGACAAGCTCGGGCGCGAACATCACTCTGCCCGCGAATGCAGCGCTCGGCGCGCTGCGAACGGGCGGAACCGGAACCGCGATCAAGGTCATCAAAAACCAAGACCGCATGTTTCAAATCACGCTTTGGTGCAGCACGCCGGCGCAACGCACGGCGCTCGTCAACGTGATCGACCCGAATCTCGCCGACCTCGTGTTTCTCGCGATGCCCGATGGCTTCAACGCGCGAATCATCTACGCGGACAGCCCGCAGCAGGACATCGGCGAGAAAGCGCGGCTCTTTCGTCGTGACCTCCGTTATCGCGTCGATTACTCGACGACGAAGGTCATCAATGCGCCGCAAGTCATTGTCGGCGACCTCAACATCGTGACCGATGCAGGCGCCGTTCTAAAACCCGTCTAGGAACCCTCTCCCACATGGCAAAGCAAGACGACGCGCCGACGTTCGATTACGAACTCGTCGTGCTGCATCAATTCGGCTTCACCGAGCGCGGCACGCGTATCAGTGATGCGGCCGAAATTCAGAAGGTGATCGACGAAGGTCACGCCGACAAATGCGTGAAGGTCGCGAAGGAGGCTAAATAATGCCGATTTATCAAGCTGGCTCGCTGAATTTTTCGGCCCTCTCCGCTCCTGGCGTCTATCTGTCGATCCAGGCGCCCCCGCTCATCATCAACGGCGTCCCGTCGAACATTCTCGGCGCGGTCGGCATTGGCTCCTGGGGTCCGGTGAATGCGCCGGTGCTCGTCGGCTCGCCGAATGACGTCGCGCAATGGCTCGGCTCGCCGATGGTCCGCAAATACGACCTCGCGACCGCGATGAACGTGTTTTTCCTGCAAGGCGCGACCGCGGTTCAATACGTGCGCGTCACTGACGGCACCGACCTCGCGGCGACCGGCAAGCTGATGGACACGGCAGCAACGCCGGCGATCGGCGCGAACCTGACGGCGTTCTACACCGGCACGCGCGGCAACTCGATCACCGCAGCAATGACCGCCGGCACGAAGGCGAGCACGTTCAAGCTGACGATTTCGCTTCCGGGCGTGCAGGCTGAAGTGTTCGACAACATTCCCGGAACGGGCGCCGCGCTGTGGACGAACGTCGTCAACGCGATCAACAACGGCCAATCGAACGTTCGCGGACCCTCGCAACTCGTCGTCGCAACGACCGGCCCGGCAACCGCCGCACCGAACATCACGACGCCGGCAGCGTTCACGACCGGCACGGACGGCACGGCTTCGCTCACTGACGCGCTACTCGTCGGCGTCGATGGAAACGCCGGCACGCGCAAGGGCATGTATTGCTTGCGCGGCACTGGCGCCCAAGTCGGTTGCTTGGTCGATCACTCGGACCTCACCGCCGCGTCGACGGTGCTCGCGTTCGCTCTCTCCGAAGGCATCTATTTCGGCATGCAGGGCGCCCCGAGCGCGAATTACACGACCGTTTCGACCGCGCTCAACACGGCCGGCGCCGATGGCTACGGCGTCAAGGTATTCGTCGGCGATTGGGTCACGTACTTCGACGGTACGAATCAGCAAAACCGCCTGCTCGGTCCGGCAACGTTTTGGGCTGGCAAGCAAGCCGCTCTGTCGCCGGAGCAATCGAGCCTGAACAAACCGCTCTACGGCATCGTCGGCACGCAGCGCACCGCGCAAAACCTGCCCTACACGAGCGCGGAAATCGGCGCGATCAATCAGGCGCGTCTTGACGTGATCGGCAACCCGTCGCCGGGCGGCAACTACTACGCGACGCAGACGGGCGGCAACGCGTCGAGCACGGCGGGGCAGGATGGCGACAACTACACGCGGATGACCAACTACCTTGCTCTGACCCTTGCGGCGGCGTTCGGAACGGTCATCGGCAAGAAT